TCAAAAAAGGATCTAAAACAGCCGGGCGCACCAGTAATGGCGCGCCCTTCTGCTATTCGGGCACCTGCATGAAAACCCATACAAAAAGCGGGCAGGCGTGGCGGGGCTACGATTGCGCGCGCCGATGTCTGACCGTATGTCAGCGGCCATGCAGGCGGGTCGCTAGGGGCGAAAAATTGAAAAGACAATCACGGATGCATTTATTTTCATCGGCTCACTATGAGCCGCACAGGAGCCATACGGGGTATCAGGGGGAGGCAAAAAAAGGTGTGGTTAGCTATTGAGGGTTGAAAAACATATAATATTCTGGGGACTTATTATTATTTGTAGGTTCGATTTTCTTTGTACATGAGTAAAAATTACCAACAGAGAGAAGTCAATTGGAAAAGATATCCGGCATAGCTGATTTGTTACTGAAAATTCCAGCCGCTGTGTTAGTCATGGTGGTCATTGCGCTGTCGTTGATTTTGTTCCTGCCTGAAGGGGCGGCACAGGCAATTTATGTGGATGGGTTTAGAAAATCATTCGGGGTTTTCATCGGTCCAGCATGGCTACTGACTATTGCATTTTCTGGAGGGCGCCTCTTCCACCACGTTATGGAAAAACGGAAGCAGGCACAACAATTGGCGCAGTTAAAGAAATCGCTCGCGGAACTAACGCCAGAAGAAAAAGGATATCTACTGCCATACATCGCAAATGGGAAAAATTCTATCTACGTCGGCATTCAAGATGGAATCATGGCGGGGTTACAGAAAAAAGGAATTACCTATCAAGCATCGAGCATGGGGGATCACATGAATGGGTTTGCATTCAATCTTCAGTCTTGGGCTCGCCAATACCTAGTGGAAAATGAACACCTTCTTAATAATGCAGTAGGAAGACCAAAGACACCAAGGGAAAAGCACCGCGAACAGCCTAGGTTTTATTAAGGGGAAAGCCCTACAATCATATGCAGGGCTTCGATTTTAAGATTCGGAACCCAATGCATAAGGCTCAAATGTGATCACCTCCTCCCCTATCCAGTCGTTTAACTCCTGCATCCGCCGCTGCAACGGTATCAGCTCATTGCGAACAAACACCTCGCTCGCCTCTTTCACATTGCCGAACCCGCCGGCGTTCTCCGGCACGATGCACATCAGTTGCGGCGGCACGCGGTGCGCGTGCAGTTGGTCATCACGGGTGACGTTTTTGATATTCCAGAACTCATCCTTTGCTGCTACCTCACTCAGCGGGATGATCTGAATGCCATCCTTCTTGCCGTTCGGCGAATACATGAACAGGTTGCGGAAGTTGCCAGGCCCGCGCGCACCTTTCATAGCGTTGCGGATATTATCCACGTCAGTCTGGCTGGCGGCGGCGTCGCTCATGTACATGATGAAGCCGGCGTGACTGCCATTCTGGTAATACTTGCGACGGAACAGGGTGGCAGATTCATTAAGCCATGCCGAGTTAAGCGCCGACAGATATTCTGGCAGGCCATAGATCTCCTGGTTGATGTCAGGCTCCAGCAGATGAAACACACTTTCTGCGTCGAATTGGTAGGGGTCAACGCCCAAGCCATACTGCACAAACCAATAGGTATCCAGATCTACGCCGCGGCGCGTGTATTTCGCCAGCGAGGGTTTAAGTTCCATCGGGCCGCCGAGGCGGTTGGTCCGCAACTCCAGGTAGGCGTTGCCAAACACCAGGTAATCCTGCACGAAACGGCTGAAGGCCTGCTGACTCAGCAGGCGATGCGGCTTAAATGTACTGGTCAAGATATTGCGCTTCACATACAGCGGTGAGCTATGGTGAACCGTAGCGCGGAACGTCCTGGCCAAGCCATCAAAACTGATTGGCGGCTCATACCATTTATCCATCCGTACACACTCGACGTAATCAAGCAGTTCCCGGCGGTCGAGCACCGGAACAGGATCGCCAAAGGTGAAGGCTTCAACCCCTGCGGCGCCGGACGCTTGTTTATGAGCGTGCACTGGCGGTAATGCTCGTTTTTTATGACGCTTGCTCATTTGCTGGCCTCCATTTTTAATTGTGGCCATTCGCACATAAACATCATCCGAAAATCGGCGGCGGTCATATTATCGCGGTGCCAGTCGATCTCTTCCGGGTCAAACAGTGCGTTTGATTCTCGAATATGATCAGCCAACGTTAGCGTTTCCTTGTCATCCGGTTTAAATTTCTCCCAGATTTTAAACGCTTCTTCGTTGTGCGATGGTGATGTGTATGTTGTCAGTCGGTGCCGCGAATGCATCGATACCCCTCTTGCCACCGCAAAAAGTGTGCGGGGGTGATCGGCCCAGGCGTACTCACTTAGGTAAGCATTGCCACAAAGGGAAGAGAAGTGACTTTCCTCACCCAAAAAGTAAATCGCCGCGCCGTTGCTCAGTCGTATGGTTCCTTCAGTCCCAGGGATGCTAACCCCCACTGAGCGCGAAAAGCCGGCAATGTACTTACGGTTTGCACAATTGGTACTGGCCTCTGATGTGCCGATAAAAACCTGATTTCTTCCCGTCTCAATCGCATCGATCAGCGCTTCCAGGGAAAAGCTGAAATCAGCCCCACACTGGCGCATTTTTGTGTAATGGCGCACGCGATTAGGATTGCTCAGCCAGTTGTTCTGATACCCAAAAAGCAGAGCGGAGCGTTGCTTCAGAGCGCAAGTTTGTTCAGGGGTAAACGAATGAATCATCAAAAAATCTCCACAATGTTGCTGTTGCCCGCAGTGACGCCTTCGAGCGGTTCATTGAACAGTGCATGCATAGTTGCCCACGCCAGATCGGCATGGCTGGCTTCTTCGCTGCGGCTGGCTTCATACGTTGGCCGGCTACCGCTGGCGGTCATCGCCTTGCGGATAGCCATAAAGGATTGGGTGATGTCGGTGTGTCCGGCGTCATACTCCAGGCGCCGGTGAGTGATGATGTCTTTTGCTTTCAGCACCAGGGCGTTTTTTACCTCCGGGCGATAGACAAACTCCCGCACCGCGGGGAAGAACTGCTTCACAAGCTGATAGACGCCGTGGCCAACGCCAGTGGAGTCGATGCCGATGTATTGGACGTTGTAACACTCAGTCAAAAGCTTGATGCTTTTCGCCTGGGCGGCAAAGTCCATGCCGCGCCACTGGTGGCGCTCAAGAATACGGAATTTCCCGCCCGGCACCATTGGCGGCGCCACAACAACACAGCCGGCGCTGTCACCTGACGCAGAGCCTTTGGCCGGGTCATAACCGATCCACACCGGCCGATACCCGAAAGGCCTGATGGCCAGTGCTTCGAAATCGTCCCACTGTTCCCAGCTATCGACCATGCACCCCTGCATTTCAGTGAGTGGGAACACCGACGCCATATCGTCGATAAACTCACACATCAGCAGGTTCTGATAATCCTCCGGGCCGTATTCAAGCCGCAGCTGATCCAGGTCAAACAGGTTGCACCCGCCGTTAACTGCATCTTCGACGGTGATGATTTGGCGATACTGGCCATCCGGGCAGAGAACGCCGCGCGCCAGGTTGGCATGGGTGAGATCGATATCAACCCGATCAGCCTTGGCGCGGCCTTTGTTGTAGAGGGCGCCGGACCAGAATGGGTAGGCGCTATGGGTAAGGCTCGACGGCGTTGAAAAGTAGGTCTGGCGCCATTTCTTGTGCAGCGCCATGCCGGAGGCAACTTTGCGCAGCTCTTGGAAGCGAGGGATCCAAAAATATTCATCAAGGTACAGGTTGCCGTGATAACTCTGCGCGGTGCGGGCATTTGTGCCGAGGAAGTAGAGACACGCGCCGTTGCCGAGGGTCATCGGGTCGCCCTTCAGCTCAACATCCACTTCACGGGCAAACTCGATAATGTACTGCTTGAAAACGTGCGCCTGCGCCTTACTCGCCGACAGAAAGATTTGGTTTCGGCCTGTAGTAATGGCATCGATCAGGGCTTCGCGCGCAAAGTAGAAAGTCGCGCCGATCTGGCGGGACTTCAGCAGGTTGCGAATGCGGTGTTTGGCGCCAGCTTCAAACCAGTTGCGTTGATATTTGAACAGAGAATCATGGAAAATTTCGGTCAGTTTTTCCGTCTGTTCATCGCTGAAAACATTCTTCTCAGGCGCCTTGCGCGGGCCGCTGTTGCGGTTGGCCACATTCGGGTTTAAGTCGGCCTCGTTGCCGCCACTGTTAAATTTACCGATCCTAGCCAATCGTTCACCCTGGCGGGCGATCAGGTCGATTTCCTTGAAGTCTTTCCCTTCTTTGTGCTCCTTCATCACCAGCTGGCAATAGCGCGCTGTTGTGGTAAGTTGCATTTGCTCAAGCGGGCCAATGCTCCCCCACTTGTCGCGCTTCTTCCAGCTGTGTACTGTTGCGGCCTTCTCTCCCAGCATTTCAGCAATGCGGGATATACGTAACCCCTGAAAGTACAGGAACATCGCCTGTCTGCGGGGATCGAGATCTGTGTTGAGCGTCGTCGTTGTCATGGCGCCAGACTACCGACCGGCCGCGCCGCCATCCCTTCCCGGTCATTGTGCCAAACACCACACAATGCCCTTTCGTTGTCTCCCCTCCCTATTCGCCGCAACCATAAGCCTGACCGATTACCGACACTGACCGGAACAGACTAATGACACTTAAATCAAAGCGTTTTCGTATTGCCGTAGAGGGTGCGACAACCGACGGCCGCAACATTAGCCGCGAATGGCTGACGCAGATGGCTAAGAACTACAACCCATCCGTTTATGGCGCGCGGGTAAATCTGGAACACATCAAGGGATATCACCCCGATAGCTCCTTCCGTCGTTTCGGTGATGTAACCGGCCTGACAGCGGAGGAAATTACCGAAGGCCCACTGGCAGGAAAGATGGCGCTGTATGGCGACATCGCACCAACCGCGGACCTGGTCGAAATGGTTAAGCAAGCGCAAAAGGTTTACACCTCGATCGAGGTAAACCCGAAATTTGCCGATACCGGCGAAGCCTACCTGATCGGCCTGGCCGTAACCGACGATCCGGCCAGTCTGGGGACCGAATACCTCGCCTTCAGTGCGTCCGCATCAGCAAACCCACTGGCTAACCGCAAGCAGCATAAAGACAACCTCTTTACTGCAGCAGAAGAAGCCCTGATCGAATTTGTGGAGCAGGAAGACCAAAAGCCCGGCCTGTTGTCCCGTATCACAGCGATGTTCGCCAAGCGTAACGCCAATGACGACGCACGCTTTTCTGATGTGAATCAGGCTGTGGAACTGGTCGCCGGTGAAGTGCAGAGCCTCGGCGATAGCGTCGCCAAGCTCAACACCACTGCTGAAAAAGTGCCTGCGTTGGAAACCCAGATCACAGCACTGAGCAAGCAACTTAACGACCTGCAGACCAACCTGAGCAAGCAGGACCGCAATCCGAAGTTTCGCCCGTTAACACCTGGCGGCGGCGGTGAAAGCAACAGCGAAAAAACCGACTGCTAAACGCAGGGCCACGGCATACCCCATAGGGCATAGAAAACTGATTACGGAGAGTTACCGATTATGCGCAATGAAACGCGATTTAAATTTAACGCCTACCTGACCACCTTGGGTGAGTTGAACGGTGTAGCCGTCGAATTCAGCACTAAATTTGCGGTAGAGCCTTCTATCGCACAAAAGCTGGAAAACAAAATCCAGGAAAGCGCTGCATTCCTGCAGTTGATCAATATTGTCCAGGTGACAGAGCAATCAGGTCAACGTTTGGGGCTAGGTGTGGGCACAACGATTGCCAGCACCACTGACACCTCAACCAAAGAGCGTGAAACCACGGATCCAAGCGGCCTGGACTCCATCGAGTACAAGTGCGAACAAACCAACTTCGACACTTCGATCAATTACGGGAAATTGGACCTGTGGGCCAAGTTCCAGGATTTCCAGAAACGCATCCGTGACGCCATCGTGTTACGCCAGGCACTAGACCGCATCATGATCGGCTTTAACGGCGTGAAGCGTGAAAAGACGTCGAACCGCACCGCCAACCCATTGCTGCAGGACATTAATATTGGCTGGCTGCAGAAATACCGCACCGACGCCCCGGCACGCGTGATGGATAAAATCGTGGATGACGAAGGCGCTGTAGTTTCGCCTGTGATCCGCGTGGGTGAGAACGGCGACTTCGCCAACCTGGATGCCGTTGTGATGGACGCCGTGAACAACCTGATCGATCCGTGGTTCCAGGATGATACCGATCTGGTGGTGATTTGCGGCCGTGGCCTGCTGGCGGATAAATACTTCCCGTTGGTGAACCAGTCGCAGCCAAACACCGAAGCGCTGGCCGCTGATCTGATTATCAGCCAGAAACGCATGGGCGGCCTGCAGGCTGTCCGCGCGCCCTTCTTCCCGGCCAATGCCATGCTGATCACTCGCTTGGATAACCTGTCCATCTATTGGCAAGAAGACACCCGCCGCCGTCTGATTATCGACAACCCGAAACGCGACCGCATCGAAAACTTCGAGTCGGTCAACGAGGCCTATGTGGTTGAGGATTACGGCTGTGGTTGCCTGATCGAAAACATCAAACTCGGCAAGTTTGCGGCGCCAGCGCCGGAAGCGCCGGCGGGCGAATAAGGGGCTAACTGATGGCCCTGAGCCCAGCGCAGCGCCATATGGTCTATGTGCAAGCAAAAGAGGCCGCCCGCCAGGGCGGCGCTCTAAGCCGCCATGCCAATGGCTATGAAATGATGCTCCTGAAGATTGAAGAGGACAGCCGACGACTGAAGCGGGTGCAATCTCAGGAGAAAAAAGCCGAAGTTAAGCGCGAAGTTCTCCCCCATTACTCTCCGTGGGTGGCAGGAGTGCTGCAGACCGGCATGGGTGCGCAAGATGACGTCATCATGCATGTGATGGTCTGGCGCATCGACGCCGGCGATTACAACGGCGCCATCGACATTGCGGAGTACGCGCTTAAACATGGCCTGGTTATGCCAAGCCGATATGCACGTCAAACCGCCTGCGCAGTAGCCGAAGAGATCGCGGATAGCGCCCTGAAAGCCTACGACGCCAAGCAGCCGGTAAATCTCTCCATCCTGACGCGCCTCATGAGCCTGATCGAAGACCACGACATGCCGGACGAAGTGCGCGCCAAGCTGCACAAAGTCATGGGCTACGGGTTACGGGATAACGAACAGCCTGAGTTAGCGCTCAACCAGTTAAACCGCGCCTTCCAGCTGCATGAGCGGGTTGGTGTGAAAAAAGACATTGAACGACTCGAACGCGAGTTGAAGAAGGCCGAAAACGGCTAAACCGAACGTGCCCACGCGCGGGGCGGCACGGGCGTTGCGACAGGTTTTATACCGCATCAATACGCCCGTCCACCGCCCACCCATTGAGAGCCTTGAACATGAAATTTGTGGCACCAGGCCAGCCCGGCGAGGAAAAGCAGGTAATCAAAAACACGCAATTTTGGCCAGATGTTGATCTGTCCGATTTGCAGGAATCCATCAGGACCGATGGAACAATCACCCCGCAACGCCTGCGCCATGCGGCGCTGAATGCCATTGCGGAAGTGAATGGCGAATTGACCTTGTGGCGACAGGCGCAGCAGGCCGCCGGTTTTACCGCTCTGGAAAATGTGCCGGCAGAAAAGTTGGACGACGAAAGCGTTTTGCTTCAGCACTACAGCCGCGCGGTGTACTGCATCACAAAGGCCAATTTAAACGAGCGATATCGAGATTTTGATGCAACTGGGGCCGGAGGAAAGCGAGCCGACGAAATGGACGAATCCATTGATGAGCTCTGGCGGGATGCTCGTTGGGCCATGCGGCTGATCCAGGGCGAAAAACACATGACAGTAGAGTTGATCTGATGAAAGTGATAGCCCACCAAAACGACACCGTTGATGAGCTGTGCTGGCGCCACTATGGCCGCACCGCGGGGCTATCCGAAGTCGTCTTATTGGCCAATCCAGGCCTGGCTGAAATCGGGCCATTTATTCCGCACGGCACGCCGGTAGAAATGCCGGATATTGCGCCGACACCCACACAGCAAATTATTCAACTTTGGGATTGATGTCATGGGCGAACCAGTAACAAGCGGCACCACTTTATTCGCATTTGGCGGGATCACGCTTCTTTCCGTCTTGTCTGGCGACGCCGCGCCAATTGTCCTCGGCGCCTTTGGTGGCGCCTCATTGTTTGTGTTGGCGTCGCAGGAGCTGACGCTCAAGCGACGCGGCGCGCTATGGATAAGCAGCTTTATTGCCGGTTGCCTGTTTGCCCCGATAGCGGCCGCGCTGCTGAAGAAAGCTACCGGGCTGGATGTTGAGGTCAAGTTGGGCGCCGGCGCGTTTGTCGCCGCAGGTGTGGCCATCAAAATCTTATTGGTTGCCTTGCAGAAGCTGGATGGGGATAGCCCGATTTTCCGCATATTCAGGGGGAAATAACCATGCATTGGATAACGTCGATCATTTGCCTGCTCATTGCCGGCCGCCTGTTGGCTTTCCAGCGCCGGGGCGCAAAACATAAGCCGTGGGCCAGCGGTGTAGCATATGTCGTGATCATGATTTGCGCCGCCGTACCAATTTTTTCCGCGTTCGGTCGCTTCGCGCAGTCGGGGGCGCTAACCGCCCTTTTCAGTTTCATGATCCTGATGGCAGTTACCCGTTCCCGCGGGAACATCATGGCGATCATCCCGTCACCGCCCGCGGCAAAAGAGCGGGTGCCAGCCAAGCAAAAAGCCAGGGGGAAGAATGGCCCGCATCGTCACCACTCCTAACATTAACGCCTATCTGGACACGCTGCGATTCAGTGAAATTGGCGCCACGCTTTTGGCCAGGTCGGACGAAGGCTACAACGTGATCGTGACCGGCATCGACGGCAAGGCAGAAACCTTCGCCAGTTACCGAGATCACCCGTTCGCTGACGGCCGTCCCGGCAAGGTGTTTAACAATCGCGGGCAGCGCAGCACGGCATCAGGCGGCTACCAGTTTTTGATCAGGGATTGGAACCATTACCGCACCGCACTGAAGCTGCCAGACTTTGGGCCGGTATCACAAGATAAATGGGCCATCCAACTAATCCGCGAGCGCGGCGCCCTGGCTGACATCAACGCCGGACGGATAGAGTTGGCCTTGAAAAAGTGCCGCAATATCTGGGCGAGTCTGCCGGGTGCCGGATATGGCCAGCCCGAACACAAGCTTGAAACCCTTCTGAAAAAATACGTCAGTTATGG